TCAGTAGTCAGACCACAGTCATCAGTAGTCAGACACCAGTCATCAGTAGTCAGACACCAGTAGCGCTACAAGATGTATCATCTGGTGATACGACCAACATGTCTAATTGATTGATCTGTCGTGGTGGTTACTTCTTGTTGTGGCTTACGGTCTTTCTGACTTCTGCCTCTATAGTCTGACTCTAGTATGACGAGACGCTTCTACTTCTTGTTGTGGCTTACAGCCTTTCTTACTTCTGCCTCTATAGTCTGACTCTAGTATGACGAGACGCTAAGGGACTTTGCTTCAATCAACAGTAGTCATCAGTCATCATATGTATCTTGGGAGACTGCAGATGATCGGGAGAGAGTGACTGACGACTACTGATGATTACAGCAGGTATTGGCAGAGGTACTGACAGAGGGACTGATATTAGTCATGATGTGGGTGACCCAGAACCACGGTTCCTCCGTTGGGTGTATAAAAGGTCAGAGGTGTCTTTTGTTCACTAATTGGTCAGGATTTGTTCACCTTGTAGCGGCACGAATAGTCACTAATTATAGTGCATCCCAGTCGATGGGGAACTCAGGTGGCCTCAAGGGGTCACTTAGGGGAGTGGGTCTGATGTACCAACACAGCTGGTCGCGCCACTCCCCGCCTTATCTTCACTTAGTCGAACATACTTATGTCAGGCATATTCGTCTCCTTTAATAATCCAGTCCCAGTCTTCCTGCACCCACTCTTGGTCTTCAAGCAGGGTTACTCTGTCACCGTTTTGCTCTTTTAATCTGTCATAAACGTGATCATTGTTCATCCTTAACCCGTAGTTATCGACATAGCACTTATAGCAACTGCCACTAGCCCCCCAGAACCTCCAATAGTCTCCGTCGAACTCTGACTTAACTATACCGCTGTTGAGACGCCAAGAGTCACCTGTTAGGTAACTACCTGACCAACCTCCTAGTACACGGTAGTGTGGGTTGTCCCCATCAATTCTAAGGATAACCCAGTTAGCTGGTGTGTAGTCATCTGATAGACTGCGTAGCATACGCTCATGGCGGGCTGCTACAGTACCTGCTGCGTCTCGTGTTGTGTTGTAGTCAGCCATTCTGTTTCTCCAATCATTTGTTCATTAGGATCGTCACGAATTGCCCATTAGGGCATCCCATGAGACAGGGAATAGTTCAGACATCTTCTTGCTAATGTCATCTGCAACTAACCGTGTCTCGTATTGTGTGTCACTGGCGCAACGTAAGCGGCACATGGCGGCAAAGGCATCGAGGCTACCTGACCAGTACCATTCCGTCATAGTAGACTGAGGAAGGATCATACGGGCTTGCTCAGGTGCTACTCCTAGCTTGATCATTTCTTGGTAAGCCTCAAGCGCTACACTGTTCGCATCAGTAGGCCAGTCGTTATACCCATCGTCACGATCATAGTAGGCTACGTCAACTTCCTCATCAGAAGACCCCTGCTTCTTGTCAGCACTACGACCACGCCATGTGTCAGGCACATAGAACTCAGGTTCATCATCAACATATCGACGACTGATCTCATTCCATCGCAGGAACTTATGCTTCACCAACTGCCGTGCTACGAAGATCGGAGCCTTGACGTGGAAGGATGCAAAGGCATGACCAAAGGGGCTGATGTGCTTGTGCTTGGCTAGGTAGCGGATTAGTTTGGCATCTTTCTCTTTGAGTTTAGGCGGTCCCCAAGGGTCACTCATGTCCATCTCTGAGGTCTTACCAAAGCTGACCCGTGCTGCGTTGACTACTGATAGGTCACTGCCCATGTGGTCGATGTATGTTGCTGTGATCTGTGCCATTATTTGTCTCCTTGTAAACGTCTCAGTTCAGCAGCAGCGTAAGCACAGGCCGCAGCCTTACGAGCAGCACAAGCCGCATAATCATAAGCGTCAGCAGCATACGAAGCCGCATAAACAGGATCAGCAGCATACGCATACGCAGCACAAGCAGCATAAGTAGCAGCAGCCTTACGAGCAGCAGCCTCAGCAGCCTCTAGTTCTTCAAGTTTACTTGCGTTAGCTACGGACAGATCGGACCCCATGCTGTCGATCAGTGTTGCATTAATCTGTGTCATTTGGTCTCTCCTTTGGTTGGAACGAAGATAAGTGGGGACCGAAGCCCCCACCATTGTTATCTTGATTTGCTAAATCCCAACCTGCAGTTAACTTTTTGCAAGTTGGGCTTTTGGCACTCTTATCGGATCGGGCAGGCACCCGTTGAACAGCCCTCGTCTTGGAGTTCTTCAAGAGTGTTGGCACCATCGAGATCCACAGCAGACAGGCCCGAGACGTACTCGTCGTAGGCTTCCTTGGTTACAACCTCCTGTGGCAGGTAGGCATAGCCGAGGTCTTCTGCTGTCTTCGTTGGGTCGTTGCGGTAGATGAACGACACGCCGACATAGTGATCCCAGTTGTCCAAGATCCACTCGATGATTGCTGGCACTTCCGAAGGGTCATAGGAGATCGTCACAGAGCAGTTGTGATCGACGTAGTTGTCCATCAGTAGCTTGTAGCGATCCAACTGCTTCACAGCGGTCTCGATGTTGACCTCTTTCCCATCAACCACGTCGAACTTCACGTCCTCATAAGACACTGGGAACGTGATCAGGACACTCTCACTCTCGAAGGGTTTCTCAATGACTTTGTAACCCGCAGTCTTCATCACAGGTACGATTGGGTCATACTTTGAGAATGTGACGTTGTTGAAGATGTACTTGCCGAGTGGCTTGTGTACGCCTTCTGTCGTGTCCATGATCTTCGAGAGTGTCCCGCTGGGCTTTACCGTCGTGACGGCCTTTGGATGTGGTAGGCCCAGTTCGTCTGCCATCGACACAGCACCCTGCCAAGCCGCTGCCCTCAGGCCACGTAGAACGGTTGCAGGGTCCATATGGCCTTCGATACCATCGATCAGCTTGACGATCCCTGTAGCACCTACACCACAAAGACGCAGGAACTGATTGAGTTCATGCCATGTGTCCTGCAAGACGCCATCTCTGAGGTTCACACAGGTCTGACGGTAGTTGGCTCGAGCAGCAATGTAGATGGCCCGACGTAGACCCTCCAGATCATCAATGTACTTCCCCCAGTCTACTTCAACTAGGTTACAGAAACTCTTGTCACCTAACAGGATTTCGGCGCAGGGGTTCACACCCTTGAACCATGGTGCACGACGTTTGGCCGACACTTCGTTGATGAATGCTGGTTCAGATCCACCAGCTGACATCATGGCTGTGAAGATGTACGACAGTTCCCACTTGGACGGCTTACGGCTAAACAAGATCGAGTTGTTGGACTGCTGACGGTGCTCGTTACCGTGCAACCAGAAGTCCTTCTTGGCGAAGATAAACTCATCGATCTCAGGATCATCCACAGGCATCACAGCGATCTCTGCAGACCGACGTGAACTCAGGGTGGTCCCGAGGTGGTTGAGTACATCTAGGATGTTCATGCGGGTCAGTAGTTTGCCAGCACGTTCACTCAGGATACCGCAGATCGACACCAAGGCCTTACTGATGGTCTCATCGCCAGACGAGATCCAGCCGTAACCCTTGAGGCGTATACCAGCTGCACGGACCTCTTCGAAGTTCAGCTGCACCACTTGCACAGGATCTTTGAGAGCAAGTAGTTTGCCTACAGTTTTTGCCCAAGCCTCGGCGCTGTCACCCACCCGAAGTTCAAACACACGACGCCCATCAGCATCTGTGTATGTACGTGATACGTTCTGCTCAAAACCCTTTGGATCACCTTTGACCTTCGTGGAGCGGATCACCTCGACCTCTACAGGCTTGGAGAACCCAGACAGTGTACCAACGACAGGCTCGAAGCCAACACCGCAGCCCTGCAGTAGGTTCCAGAAGCTGTCCACTACGTCGTGGATGGTGGACTGCCTGCCAAAGCTACAGTTGAACATAGAGGCTTCACGGGTCTTTGCCACCTCGGTCCCACCAAGCCACAAGGTGCGGCCTGAGGGGGTTGCCTTACGGTCTAGGATGAGTGCATTGAGTTCGCCCAGTTCTGCCTGTTGTGCGTTTGTCAGTACAGAACCCGTGGCCCGTTCCCAGAGCCACTGCTGGTGGCCAGTGACGCGGTCTGTTGTCTGTTCCCATGTTTCAAACACAGTACCCTCGTCATTCAGGGGTCGATTGTAGGTGCGACGGGTGACGACCCGTGCACGCGTGCTTGGCTGCTTCATGCGTCTTCTTTCATGTCATTTTCAATTGTTGTGATTAGGCGGTCTAAGTACCAGCGGCACTTCTTGAGATCCTCTAGGGGGCGGGCCTTGTAGGGCCACCGCCAGAGGTACTTGAACGAGTTCTGCCAGAGGTAGGCAGGGTGACCACAGACACCACTACCGTCGGCCATTGCAGCCATTGCGTCGATGCACTCGATCTGACCGTTGTTGTAGTGTGGTGGACTGTTGACTGGGTCAGGCTGTTGCATTGGGTGGTGTCCATAGCTTGAGGGTTGATGTGGTTTGGTCCCAGTCCTCACAGCGGAGGATGCGCGCCAGACGTGCTTGGGTCAGAGCCTCATCATGGGACATACCCTTGTCTGCATATGCCTTGGCCACGGTCTCCCAAGTGGGGCGACTGCCCAAGATCTTCTCAGCAGTCTTAGGGCCGACACCAGAC